GCTCTTCTAAATGTAGTGTCGTTGAAGTTCGCCCAGTTAAGTGTCATACTTGTGGCGAGCTGCGCAGCAACCTCGGCGTCAGTTTTGATGTTCGTATCCATGAACATCTCGGCCTCCTCCATGGTCTCTGGTATAGACTCTGGGTCCATGTCCAGGACTACACCCGCCTGCTCCTTCAGAGACTGAAGCTCCTTACGGGCCTGGACCTGCATCTTAATGCGATCCTTTCTCTTGTTCTTCTCTGAAGAGGAGATAGGGTCTGTAGACTCAAGGTTTGGATACGGATCTCTAGACAGTATCTTGTTGAGTACTATCTTTACAAACTTAGGCAGTATAGGTACTGGCGTGTAGTCGAGATTCAACAAGCTGCCGTCGCCCTTCTCTGGTGACAGAGAGTTCAGCAACTGCTTGTATATGGTGGTATCTTGAGTGCCGTTTGCGTAATCTCTGCTTCTGCTGAATATCTTATTTCTTCTTCCGTACAGAGAATGAGTGTCAGTGGATTGACCCCACTGAGAATACATAGCCTTTGCATACTGAAGCCCATAAGACTTATCCTGCTTTACAGAATAATCGGCCAGAGGATCAGGAAAACCCTTCTTGTGTGAGTTATTGCTGCTATACATTGGCACAAATATACTAAATCAACCGATTGGTTTATACCGTCTAAAAAACTTACGCTCAGTGAAATCCGTCTTCTCTTTGGGTTTGGACTTCTGTGCCGCAAGAAGAGCCAGGCCAGAGCTTATCGTAAGGTCAAACTTGGTACGATCGTTGATCTTAAATCCTATCCAATCCTCTAGGGTTCTGTTAAGATACATTTTACCTACGTCGCCTGTGTCATAGTTGATGCCTACGTGATCGTATACGTACTGCTCTATGGCGTGGGCGTGAGCCTGTATCACATCCTGTGAGTTTGAAGGGATACCCTTGGTCTTCACGTTTACCTTGGCGTTGGCCGACTTAAGATGTTCTGGCCTGTCCATTAGGTAACCGTCGTAACCCCTTGATTCAAAGTATCTTACGATACCGTACTTATTGTTCTCCACGAGGAGCGGGTAACCGTAAAAGAACGCAGCCATCAGCACGTCTTCGTAGAATATCTTGGCCAGGTCTGGCCTAGAGGCGTACTCCACAACGAACATGTTGGAGGGGTTCTCTATGTGAAACTTGTTATAGAGATGCAGTGCCCCCTTTGATCCTCTCCCGTCTATAGTGGAGTCCAGGTCGTAGGAGTCGACACCCCCGCAACCCCTGTCGGCAAAAGGAGCCACCCTCTTTCCCTTGTCGTTCTTTGTTACATTCCTTTGCTCTTGAGGCGGCATCCATGCCACCCTGAACCTACCGTTCACGTCAGGAGAAAACACCACCTCCTTGTCCTTCTCCTTCCATATAAAGTTGCCCTTGACTACGGGGTTGGGGAACAGTTCGTCATTGTGTTCTATCTGCTGATAGATCTTGCCTATGTTAAACAGACTACCCTCGATGCTGTCTCTAAATGCCTCATCGGTGGTAAACGGAAACTGCCTTACAACCTCGTTGAGCTCGGAGGGGTCATGCTTCAGACTGTCCCTCTCGTTTTTCAGGTATTGTTTCGATCCCTGAACAACGTCATCACCATCAATACCCCCCACAGGGTTATCAGGATCTTCAACGACTGGCTGTCCATGGACATCGAAAAACCCTTCAAGTGACTGATGGGCTGGGATAAATAGCCTGTAAAGGCCGCTGCGAGTTCTACCATTTGCGTTTCTTTCGTTGGGGTTTGAGTCCTTCCAAAGGTCTTTGTATTCCTTCCCCCCTTTATCCATCGGGTTTACGGTACTGCCTACCAGCGCCTTCCCTACAATCTTTCTACCTACGATGAGACACGTCCTCTGGATTCTCCAGGCGTCTCGAATGTCTGTGGGCTTTTCCCACTTACCCGCCTCGTCTAGATACAGTATGTGGAGCTTCTCCCCATCATACGCATTGTTTGTGGTGTTCTTCCAGTTTATGACCGTATTAAGAGCCTCTCCCGTCTGCGAAGTCTTATTCTTCTTCGTGATTCTCTTACTCGGCTCGCGAAAAGCCAGCTCCATGCGCGGATTGGTCGTTCCATCTTGAATTGGTTTAAAGAAGAAGGGGTAGTGTCTAAACATGTAGACGACCTTCTTCATGAATATGTTCTCCTGCGCGTCCTTACCCGTCTTCGACTGTATGCCTAAAAGCTTGTCCTTGACTTGTGTTGCCTCGTCTACCAATACTGATGCACAGATGTTGGTGTATCCAGATCGACGGCACTTGGTGTAAAGTTGGCCTATACATCGCGGGTCGACCTCACACGCAGACATGTGTAGAAAAATGTCCCGCTGGAATGCAAGATAGTAAGGAAACCCTACATCGAGCTTCGTCCACTGCAACATCATGTAGTGCCTACCCGTAATATACGTAGCGACACCGTTGTTATAAAACCAAAAACCTTCACGCCTGCGTCGAAACTCCTCCTCGATATACGGACGAAACTTTTCTCGAAACTCTCTGGGCGTCTCGGACCACTCATCCATAGATTTAATCCTAGACAGCTCCTCTGGCATAGAAAGCCTCTCCCACAGCTGCAGGTGGTCTGGGCGGTCATATCCAGCAATCTCTTCTTTGGGCGGCTGAGCGGGAAGTGCAATGAGTAGATCACCAAGTTGAATAACTTCACCCGTTGTACCCTTGGGGCAAATTGAGACAACATCCTGATCATAGTCATCTACCTTGACCAGCATAAGACTTCTTGTAGTTTACCGAACCCTTGTTCTTAGACTGCTTCGTCTTGGCGTGAACACCCTTGCGTCGTACACGCTTCTTCTTGTAGTTGTTTACTTGAATTTTAGCCATTGTATTGAATTTAGTACGCCCGACAGGATTCGAACCTGTGACCGTCTGCTTAGAAGGCAGATGCTCTATCCAGCTGAGCTACGGGCGCATGGGGTTACCTGCTCCGTCTACGCCTGGGCCTGTTATTGGCCCTGTTCTGAGATTCTGGACGAGGGGTTGTCTTGTCAGACGTACCTATATGCGATTCGTCGAGACCGTCACCGTTTCCGTATGTACCCTTACGGCGGTTTACCTTGTTCAAAGAAGCCCTGTACTTTTTGGCTTTTCCGCCCTTTCCGTACTTCTTGTACTCCTTATCGTAGTCTCGCTTTTTGAGCTTCATGGTACAAATATAATAAATTGTTGGGGCGGCGGGACTTGAACCCGCGACTTCCTGTGTATAAGACAGACGCTCTAACCAACTGAACTACGCCCCAGTTGATAAGCCCATTTGCGTAGAGGGCCGCCTGACGAAAACCAACAACTCAGTCCTCGAACTCATCGTTCCAGGAATCTTCCCAGAACTTGTAATCTGTTCTATTGTATTGCCATACTATTTTTTTCCAATCATTTAGAGAATCTTTCAGCGAAACCTCCGCTGTAGTCTTTTGTTTCTTCGATCCCTCCATTAGTCTGTAAGTCTTTGATCATTTGCTCCAATCTCTGTCTTTCGACTATGAGTTCCTTGCAATCTGTAGCCGTCTGCTTGATAGACTGCAACTCTGCCTTACGTGCGCTACCGTTGATCTCGGGGTCCACTGGCTTCTTGATCTCATCTATCATGTTGTTGATTGCATCCTCCATGCTCTCTAAGAGCCTTCGAGCGGCATCAACTGTTGTGAACTTCTTCGACATATAGCAGATCTTGTGTTCTGGTTCTGTAGTACTCCTTACCGTCTATCTTGATGCGGTAGTCTCGGTTTTCTTTGAATCCGACAACGTCCCCCACTTTCAGTCCAAGATCTTCAATCCCGCTAGACGTAAAAGCGACACGACCCTTTGTAGGTAGCTTCTCTTCAAGTTCGACAACTTCGATAACATCTGACTTTGTTTTTAGTTCTTCCTGATCCACGGGCTCCAAGAGCGACCACCCTGTAAGGGGCCTGATCTTTCCGTCCTTCTTGCTCTTGTATGCTATGGCTTGATTGTTGAGCGCCTCCTCGTTGTACTTGACGATGTAGTGGTCATCATCCCCCGTGAGAACTTGACCACCCTGCATAACCACCAGGTGGTGAAAATAAAGAGTGTCCCCAGGCTCTACACCTGTATCGTATTTAAAAGGAGATGCAACCACAGGTCCCTCTGTAACTCTGTAGTTAAACTCGCCCATTTCGTCCCACTTGCTGTCTATATACAGCTCGGTTCCGTTGGACATGGTGATGGTGTCGTTGATGAGCTTTTCAAGCTTTACGACAAAGAAGTTGAAGGTTTTCATTTGATTTAATTAGTAGCTAGGGGACGGGCTGGAGGATCCACCTCCGCCGCCACCTCCGCTGGAGTATCCGCCTCCACCTCCGCCTCTTGACGAAGATACAGAAACACGTGGGGCGTTTGCAACAAATTCTTCATTTTTTAAAGAAATCTGTATCGACACGATCTTCTGAGCAGCCTCAGCTGTAAGCGGTACAAGGATATCGTGCGGAGATGAGACGTGTTTACCCCCCACCATTGCCCCCTGACTTATGTGCACATGATACGGACCAGAGTACGGGGTGCCGTCTGGTCTTGCAAACTCTGTGCCGTCGGTCACCAAGTTCTCTCTAACCATCTTTACAGTATGCTAAAGTCCACAATAAACGGAGAAGGAGGATTGGGGGTGTACTTATTACCTGGCATATAGTGTGCCCTAAAGTTGCCAATCTTCATCTTACCGTTGTTAAGATAAGCGCCTCCAACCACAAGAACGCCAGCCTGTGGATTAACGTTAGTGTCATACGGGAAAAACGGAAAAGCTATAGGATCTTGGGTGTTGCTTTTCGTAAATATGTCCTGAGCTCTAACCAAGCTGACCTGAAAGGCAACTAGAACCGTCCCGTCCCCCATATCTACTATGGAGGATATCTTCAGCCTGTCGTCAAATATGAATGTATTGATTTCAGGTTGACTCAGGTTGCCTGTAGGTGGACCACACCCTATGTAGGCATCCTTCTGGCTCAATAGTCTACAGCTATCAGAAAGCTGCTGAGGTATGTCTTGTGGGTCTGCTCCTGCAAACTGAACAAATTCCTGTATGTTGGTCCTGACAAATGTCCCCAAGAAAGATACCTTCGGGTATATCGGGAAGTTGCAAGAAATTCCAAAGGGGCCTGCTAAAAATTGCTGAAGCACTGAGAGAATGTCAAGCTGAACATCTTCGTTCGAAGAATATGGAGTGGCATCAAATCCTACCTGAGCGGATATAGTTTCTGGAGCATACCACTCCCATATTGTGGTGGGTGGCATAACCTTAGTCCCGCCTCTTGTTTTTCTTTTCTTGTACCTAGCCATCTTAAAAGTTTAGGTCGTATTCTAGTATACACGGCATGCAGTCCACAGACTTCCATAGCATCTGACCCCCATCATTCTGTATGTAAACCAGGTACCGCTTCACTCCGTATTTGTAAAGATGTTCGTCATCAAGTACTATGGCACTGACCTCTCCAGAACCTGCACGCATACCGACATAGTATGCCATGGCGTCCTTCGGGTCTCTGCCGATTATAATCTTTCTAATAACTCCGTTCATCAGTTCAATGAAATACCGAGCCCGTCTAATAGGTTGTCTAGGTCTGGACCTTTCGCCTCTTCGTAGCTCTTGTCTATAAAATCAATTAGCGTATCGAGCTCTTCGCGATTGTCGAGAGTGTAGTTATACATAGCTCTCATGTTAGACATGCTCTCGTCGATGGGCTCCAAAACACCAGCCACAAAGATAGAAAGAACTCGGTCCCTCATTTCGTACTGATCTAAAAGCGCCTCGTATTCCATGAAAAGACGCTGCACCTCCATCAAAAAATCGTCTTGTTCCATATCTTGTGGGTTAATTAAGTGAAAATGCCAAAAAGCAAAATCTCTAAAAAGAGAATGTTCCGTGACTTTGCTCTACAAGATAGCAAATATATCAAGAGGAACTATCTCAAGAATTTCAAGAGGGCAAAGAGGCTGATGGTAGAGTCTAGCGGCCTAAGATTCAGTCACATAGAGTTCTTACTATGGGCATACGACCTACAGTTCTTCACAATAGACTATGCGTCTACGGCATTGGAGATGAACAAGACAAACCTATCCAACAGGGTGATATACCCGCTGGTCAAGAAGGGGTACATATACAAGCACTTTGACAAACTCACCCCCTCAGACACATACGAGGATCACCTATTTAGAGACGAGACAAAGTACAACTACAGGGTGAGATACGCTATAACGCAGAAGGCCAGGCTCCTTGTTCAGAGATTCTACTCTATGCTTAGTGACTGAATAAGGATCAATAACTAAATGAGATAGTCAGTTGTGGCGAAGCGTATGCAGCTCTGGTCAAGTTACCAGTTACTGTCATATTGTCGTTTCGACCCCCACCAGCTAAGGAAGCAAAGTCTAGTCTATCTGTCTGTAGTTCTCTAACACCGCCACTTACTCCATTATCAGTGATAAACGTGAAGGTGTTGCCTGTAGAAGAAACACCGTCTGTGACATTATTTACTTCAACGGAAGTCAAGCTGTAATCAGTTATGTCTCCGCTCCAATCATTTGTGTTGTCAATGAATAAGCTAATGACGGTCTGAGTAGGAGTTCCACCAGCTCTTATATTTGGAGTTGTCCCAGAAGCGTGCGATGTCTCAGTCCATGCAGTGCCAGCGCGCTCTGATTGTACTGCTGCATTCGCACTAACCTGTATTGGTGTACCTAATCCTAACATGAGCATATTAAAGAGATTTAAACATTACTTCGTAGTAGACCTTTCCCTCATCGTCACGACAAGCCTTGAGGCAGCGACCACGATTAACGCCATCAGACACATAACTGACGTGAACCCAATCAGGATTGTCTGAATCACCAAACTCCCACACCATCTGATCAAACTCAACATTCTCTCGTATCCAGTTGAAGATCTCAGAGTTTGTACACTTTCCGTATACGTCTGCATCAAGGTCGAGTGCTCTTCCTTCCATGTGCTGACTACGAAGCGAACCGCCGATAGCACGGTTGAGCTCAGGCCCACGATAGCCTGACGACACGTATATAGGGCACTTGAAAGCATTCCTAAGAGGTTGAAATATGTGCTCTGCAATCGACTTGAGATTTTCGATAATCCATTCATCATCTGGAACGTTATTTATACCGAGCCGTTTAGCCGTGGTGCTTTTTGTCACCTCGGCGAGCGATAGATTTTTTGACAGCTTCATTGTTTATGCGTCGTTTTTCGTTCTCAACACTGGAGACTTTTCTTTTCTTCTTGGGGTTGAAGTAAAACTTCCTCAAGACGTTAAAGAATTTTCACACTCTAAAATTTGCAGATATGAGAAATTGTCCATAGAATGAGATCAGCGACTACAACAAAGCTACGAAAATTTAATTAACCCTCAATACCACACACAATGAATAAGCTCCAATTCACCCTCGCTCTGGTCGGCCTCATCGCTGCAGGATCACTCTTTATGGACGACGCCTCGGCAAAGCAAAATCGCCTCGAAATGCGCATGAATCAGGGACAGCTCGTAGAAACTATTATGACACTCAATCACCTTTCATCTCCGCTCCCTGGTGAGTGATTTGAAAAGATGTAGAAAAGAAAAAGGGGC